TTTTTAATCATAATACTTTTTAATAAACTTTTTGTCATTTTTATCCTTTGTTTTCTATTAATTATAGCAGGTTAGCGCATTATGTATTTAAGCGCTGATACCAAATCATTAATTGCTTCTGCTGCTGTAAAGTATATATTTTTCTTTGCCCTGTCAGATTTATCAACATTGGCCATCCAAGTAGCCTTAAAAGACATTTTTGCTGCAATAGCCTGTAGTCTTACAATCTCAAGACTAGCAACTTGCAATGGAATGTCTGGTTTAATAATAATTTTTGCAATCATTGTTAATGCAACTGTTAACTCTTCGTCTTGCATATAATCGGCAATTTCCGTTAAACCATTTACCATATCCAAGGTTGTTCCTGTTGCTTGTTTTTGTTCTATCACTTTATTGCCTTTCCGTTAATTGTTCTAACATATTCATTTCAATTATAGCAAGCCTTACCTTTGTGTTACCCTCTCCAAGAATTACAATAATTGCTGGAGACTTATCTTTACCAGCCTGAATTGAATCAGTAACTGCTTTAGCCCATACCTCTTTGTTTATAGTAAATGATTTACTTGCTTCTTTAAAATCAACAACAAACTCTCTCCAAGTAGCATCACCCTTTTGTGTGTTTCTACCAGAGTTTTTATGTTGCTTTGCACCTATTCTTTTTGATTCATTTTTTTCACTCATTTATAAAATCTTTCTTTTTTTTCTTTTGTGGAATTAATCCAACTTTTGAAATATGTTTTTGTGTACACATCCACGTAGCCTCTCCACTTTCTTTCCAATACCTTAAAGATGTTACAATCTCTTGACAAGTTTTACATGGCCACTTGCCAGGATAAACAGTAAACTTAGATTCAAGCATTAACTATTTTTGCCTTAAGTTGTTCCTGTAAATCTAAATCTTCTTTAACACGATTTATAAAACCATCACGACCTTGCACTTTTGTGCCATCATCTAGTTGATACCATGCGCCAGTTCTATTAACTAATCCCATAGCCTCTGCAGTATCTACTAAATCTCCTATTGCATCAACACCAATATTGTCACCTCTAAAATAAAAATCATACGCACCAGATTGAAAGCCTGGAGATGTTTTAGAGAATTGTAATTCCCAACGAATTTGTCTGCCAATTTTTTCTTCAATTAACTTATCTCCTATTTTAATTTTTCCTTTAAGCGCTTGATTATCCGATTCGGAACTAAATAACTTAATAACGCAAGAAGAATAGAACTTAGTAGCCTGACCACCAGAAGGCTGCTGAGAAGTATACATAGCATTAATATTATTACGAGACTGGCTGATAAGAACAAGCAAAGTAGGCTTGACCTTATTATTAGCATAATTAAGCATTTTCCATGCATTACTAAAGTCACGAGACTCTGCTCCTATCTGTTTAGTATTCTCTAACGCTTTCATTTCATCTGAATCTTTTTCAAAATATATAGCAGGAAGCATTGAAGTAATTGAATCAACTACAATTAAGTCTACTCCAGCATTCATTAACCCAACACCTACGTCAACCATATCACTAATAGTTCTTGCTTGTGAATAAATTAGTTTAGTTGGATCTACCCCAAGTTGTCTAGCCCAATCTTCTGAATATGACATTTCTGAATCAATCCAAGCACATACCTTACCTTCTGCTTGGGCCAATGCGATCATCTGAAGGCACATAGAGGACTTAGCAGATGATTTGCTACCCCAGATAAGTACCTGGCGACCATATGGTAATCCACCGCCAAGAGCACGGTTTAATCCAAAACTTGGTGTTGGCTGATATTCAAAGGTAACACCTTCTCCAGTACCAAGTCGTTTTCTAATTCTTGGGTCTAACTGTGATAATACATCTTCTACATTAACTGACATTTATATCCTCCATTATTGTTGTGCCGTCTTTTGTTTTACCAAAACTAAACTTATAGGCTTTACCTTCTTCAATATGCATGTATGCTTTAGGAAATGCAGTAGGAAATACAGTTACTGAGTGTAGATCCCTTGCAGTATCTGCTAAAGTTAAAGAGGCCATTTTTTTACCAGTTTTTGTTATTCTTGATTTAAACGAAATAACAAACATTTCATCTTCTTTATATGGTAACTGCTTATAACTTAAAAACTTAACAAGTGCGTTTGAAGATGCTTTTATTTCGTCAACAGGAATTGCAGATACAATCCTATTGTCATTGCTAAGAACCAAGTAAGTACGACCCGTCTCAATAGTCGTTCCTTCTTCATCAAATATACCAACACTCCCAGTTTTGTCCAAAATTTCAACTCTTGACCATCCCTTTCCTCTTTTTATTGACTTTACCATACCCATTAAAATAAAAGAACCTTTTTCTTCAAAGTCTTCAATTGGTTGAATAAATGCATAATAATGAGATGGAATAGAAATATTAAACTCTGGAAGATTTAAATATTCATAAATATTTTCTTTAATTTCTTCATCATTACGTGGATTATCAGGAAATGTTGCAGCACCAGTTAACTTTAATGCATTAAGTGCTCTACTATTTACTCCATTTCCTTTTGTAAAAGTAAACTCCTCAAGTTGTTTATAACTAGCAAATGGTCTTGCACTAATATATTTTTGTGCAATGTTATTAGAAATAAATTTAATACCAGTTAAGCCGAAGCGAATACCTTTACCCTCAATTTTAAAATCTAAATCTGAATCATTAATGTGTGGTAGTTTAATTGAAATACCCATACGCTTTGCTTCAATTAGATATTCCGTTCTACCATCTTTATCTTTTTCATTTTTAAGAAGGGCAAACATAAACTCAAGTGGATAATAATATTTTAACCACGCCGTCCAATACGATAATGTAGAGTAAGCAACCGCATGACTTTTGTTGAACGAATATCCCGCATGCTCTTCAAAGTCTTTCCAAAGATCCAAGGCTTGATTAGGAGATATGTACTTGCTCGCCCCAGCAACAAACCTATCTTGAAATATATTGAACTCTTTGGCATCTTTTTTCTTTCCAATGATCTTACGAACTTTATCAGCCTCAGCCATTGTCATTCCACCAAGATGTACGCAAGCCTGCATAACCTGTTCCTGATATAGGATACACCCATATGTGTCATTGGTAAATTCTTTCATAGTTTGGTGAATATAGGAAACATTTTGTTTTCCGTGTTTACGAGCAATATAGTCTTTACCAATAGTGTTCATGGCTCCTGGACGCACTAATGCGTTTGAGGCTGCTAACTCATTAAAGTTTTTTACACCCATCTTTACTAAAAGGTTCGTATATGGTGTTGCTTCACATTGAAACACACCTTTAGTATACCCGTCTGAAAGCATCTCGTATACTTTTGGATCTGCCATATCAAGAGATAACAAGTCAACATCTTTATAATGATTTTCTTTAATCATATCAATACAATCTTTTACTACACTTAAAGTTTTAAGCCCAAGTGCATCAATTTTAATTAGACCGATTTTTTCAGCCTCTTCCATATCAATACCAACAACTGGAATACGGTCATCAGATCCAGGAGAGGAGCGAGTTTCTAATGGTGCATATCTAAATATTGGATCTTTACTGGTAACAACACCAGCAGCGTGAATTCCAGTACCCCTAATACGACCACGCAACTGTTCTCCGTAAATCTCTACTTCTGGATATTTATCCCTAAACCATTGTGTGGTTTTAGATGTGCAGTATTCGTCCCATGTATCAACAAGTTTTAAAACTTTATTAACATCTGTAAGTGGAATGTCTAAAACTCGTGCAACATCTCGGACTACACCTTTATCTTTAAATTGAAGAAATGTTGCAATAGATGCTACATGTCTATATTGTCTAACTAAATAATCTTTTACTTCATCACGACGAGTATCTTGGATGTCTGTATCAATATCTGGAAAGTCATTACGTTCTGGATTAATAAAACGAAAGAACAACAGACCATGCTCTAATGGATCAATATCTGTAATGCCAAGAAGATAGCATACTAAAGATCCAGCAGATGATCCACGGCCTGGGCCAACTAAAATTCTTTCTTTCTTTGCCCAAGAAATCATATTTTGTACTACAAGAAAGTAAGGGGCAAATTTCTTTTCTCTAATAATATGAAGTTCTTCATCTAGGCGTTGTTCATAAATATCATTACCTAACCAGTTAGAGTTAAGTTTTTTTTCTTCTAGTGCAGCAAATGCTAAGTTTGCTAACTCTTGGTCTGGATTTTTATATTGAACAGGAAGCAAATTAAGGCTGTCCTTAATGTCATAATCTTCTACTGTATCTGCTAATAACATAGTATTTGAATATATATCTTCTCTATCAATACCTTGTTTTTCCATTGCTGCTTTAATTTCTTCATAGGAAAGAAGATGAATATCAAATTTGTTAAATGTTATATCACGATCATGACCATACAAATAGTCAAGTCTTTCCATCATATCTGTTTTCTTTTTAGATTTTTCATATGTTGCTTCTTTATTTACTTTTCCATGTGTATTTAAAATCAGTTTAAATTCTTGTACTTCTTTTTGTGATTCATCAGAGTGATGGCAGTCTGGAGTAACAACTACACGAATATTAAATTCATCTGCAAGTTCAATAAGATATTTGTTTATTTCTGGCGTATTGTGTGGCATCACTTCAATATAATAATCACTAGCAAAATTGTCTTTAAACCATTTAATGTGCTTTTTAGCAAGTGCAAATTCTTGTTCTTCTAATGCTTTAACAATAACGCTACTAGGACAGGCAGATGTTACAATAATGCCTTCTTTATATTTTTGAAGAATTGCAAAGTCAAACCTTGGTTTTTTAAAAAATCCATCTGTCCATGCAATTTCACTAATTTTATTAAGATTTTCTAAACCTTTTTGATTCTTGGCTAGAAGGATAATATGATTATAAACAAGATCTTGTTGACCTTCTCTTTCAGACTTATCTCTTTTATCAGATATGTCTGCACACATGTATCCTTCTAGACCTAGAATTGGCTTAATACCCTTTTCTTTTGCAGAACGATAAAACTCTCTGTGACCAGAAAGTGTACCGTGATCTGTAATTGCAAGAGCACTCATACCCAACTTGCTAGCACGGTCTACATACTCTTGTGGAGTTGCTATGCCGTCAAATAGGGAGTAGTGAGTATGAACATGTAAGCCTGTGTAGTTCATCTTACCAATCTGTGTTGGTTGATGAAGTTACAGATGGAGTGTCAAACCCCAAATAAAATGCCTCTTGTTCAGCATAAGGAATTTTCTTTAGTGCTAACTCAAGAGCGTATGGCTTGTGTGCTGACCAGTCAAATGGTTCTTTATCTGGTGCAGATGGAATAAGTGTGTAACTTGTTTCAGTACCCTGACCGTTACGCTTTAACTTCCATGTAATATTTGAAATACTTCCTGTTTCAAGTGCGTATTCACGAATTGTGTTAAAAGCAGATTGCTTACTTACGCCCATTGACCAAATGGCTATGTATGGCTCTTCAATGCCATCATCTACTAATACGTTGCAATAGAAACGAAGACGTGCTCTCCAGCCAGCCTTTGGATCTTTACGATGCATTTCTTCAGCCCAGTCACGTCCTTCTGTTTCCATAGTATCTACAGCCTTGCGCTTATAGTCTTTTGGATTTGTGTGTTCTTTAACAACAAGTGCTAGTCCACGTTCTGCATTATAATTTGCAGAATCTTCATCAAGTTCTTCAATGAATCTAATCTTTGCAGATTGTCCATCGGCAAGTTTTAACCATCTTACCTTTGGAGAGTTTTCATCATATTTTGGTTTGTCAACTAGGGCATTAATATTTTTTAGTCCCTTTACAATAGTCATATTATTTTTTTCTCCTTATGTGTTTTATCTATCTTAACATACCAATGATGGAATTGTCAAACTGAAACTCCAGTTTTTTAATTGCATCATCATCCATGTCGCCTATATCTTTATATTTTTTATCTATGTAAACAGATGTAACAACAGGTCCAAGTTTTTCAATTAACTTGTCTCTCATTATTACGCCTGCATCATCGTTATCTGCAATCAGTACAATGTTATTAAAATATTTTTCTAATAACTTTATCTGTGCTGCAGAAACATTTGCCCCTAGCGTAGCAACCGCAGGGAATCCAACTTGGTCCAACCTAATTGCATCAAAAGATGACTCAACTACATATACAGTACTTGATGCCTTTATTCTATGAAGATTAAATAATACTTTGCCTTTTGCCAATCCTGGTGTATTCTTAAACTCTTTTCCTTCAATAGTTCTAGCAACAAACCCTATACACATTCCGTCAGGTGAGTGGATTGGAATCGTTACCGAATCTTGTTTTTCTGAATAACCAAGACTAAATTTCTCAATAGAATCTTTAGTAATACTTCTTCCTTCAAAATACCTAATTGCTCTTGGAGACTCTAACGCTTGGTTGTTTAATCTTTTAATTAATAATTCATCATATTGAACAAACTCTGGTTTTTCAATTAACGCTTTATTAACTGAATCTTCAATATTAGTTTCTTGTTCTTTTCCTTTAATATATCTAACTGCTTCAAAATATGTTCTATTAGATGTATACATTATGAACTCAATAAGTGTTTTTGTTGTTTGACATCCAAAGCAAAAAAACATTCCATGATCTTTTGATACTTCTCCAGCAGGAGTTCTATTATTATTGTGATATGGACAAAAGATAATATAATCGGTTCCATACTCTGCCTCAATATCAATTCCAGCACCAGTTAAAACACGACGAACTTGTTCTGCGGTATATATATCTTTAACCATTTTTATCCTCATAGTCTTTATAGCGATAGTATCCTCTATCAAAATCTACTTGAACTAAAAAATCACCCATAAAACCATTTCTATTTTTTCTAAATACGCATTCAATAATATCACTATTCGTAGCACGACCAAGAGCCATTACCCAGTCAGCATCGTATGCAATCTGTCTTGACCAAGCGGTTTGACCTAAAGTTGGTGGACTAGATAAATCTTTAACATCGTCTGGCGTAGCAGATGAAATAGCCATAATTGGAACCTCTTCGCTAATAGACATAAGTTTTAGTTCACGAGAAAGATTTTTCATACGTACTGTTTCATTATCTGATTTTTGATTTGGAGACATAAGTTGCAGATAGTCAACAACAACAAAGTCTGGTTTGTATTGATCAATTTTTCCACGTATAACGGAAGGGGTTACTTCTCCACCACTATCATTAGAAATAATATGAAACTCTGGTTTACCCTGTAATTTATCAGCATGCCACTTTTTAAGCATTTCAATTTCTACTTCACCATTGCTGAGTTTGCGATGTGACCAAAGACCTTCACCCATAATTGCAAATACACGATTACGAACTTCTGTTTCAGACATTTCAAGACTTATGACAAGTGGGCTACGACCCTGTTTCCAAGCCTGTACAGCGAAATACAGAGCCAACCACGACTTTCCAATACCTGGGTACGCAAGGAATACTCCTAGTTGTCCTGGCATGATTCCAGAAGGCAAATAGTTATCAAACCCTGGCAATCCAGTTTTAATTCCAACCTGTCCAAGATCTTGCATCTTTTTTACATTTTCAAAATAAGCAACTGCAGAGTCAAGATCTGTAACTTCAATATCTCTAATTGCAGCAGTATTTTTTTTAAGTTCTGATGTTTTAGTAATTAAGTGTTCAAGAGCATTGCTTCCGTTACCAATTTGAACTTCGCCTGCTGCATTTCGTAAAATGTCTTTAAGACTATCATTCAAATATTCTGATTGTAATTCTTCAAGATGATGCTTGGTTGCACCAACACCTTCTACTGGAGAAAAGTCTCTAAATTTTTCTATAACTAATGATGTGGGTGGAACTGATTGATTATTTTCTGAATACTGCCTAATAAAATTCCAAACATCGTTATGGGTTCTTAAAAGATTATCAACATTGGCTTGTAGTAATACGTGAATCTGTTTATCATTTAATACTGCAGTAATTAACTTTGCTTCTGTATTATTCACTGATCCACTTCCTTGCTAATGCTCTTCTCTCAGTTCTTTCTTTAATATCTTGTTCTACTTCTAGTTTACCATTAAGAATTTTTTCTGCATTATATGCAAAATAATTCCAAGAAGGTTCTTGCGCTATTTTAAAATAATAATCTAATAAGTCATAACATTGAGAAATACCATACGATTCAACAAGAGCATCTGCAGCCCATTGCTCAACGTTAAGATTCATATTAGACTTGGCTTCATACCTTTGTAGATGAAATTTATTATATCTACTTAGCAAAGCCATACGGTCTTTGCGTTCAGCCATATTACTCTTCTAAGAGTGATTCTTTAGCGTCTTTTACCTTTTGAACAACTTGATTTTCAACAAAGGTATAAACACGATCCATTGCATCATTAGTAGTTTCACCTTGACGGACATGATCTACTACTCCAAGATCAACCCTTAAAGATTGAAAATTTCCTAGATTTAATGTGTATCCTAATGTTGCTGATACTTTTGTACTGTTATCTTCCATACCCCACCATTTCTTATATTAAATATTCTCTGCCCACACAGGAATAAACCTGCCATCTTCTGTCTTCGTATATGTAAGTATACCGTCTCCCATACGTCTTGTCAATTCTTGACTTGTAGGAGTCATATTATTTGTTATAAGTCCATCTTTTCTTGGTTGTCCTATATGTATAGTAGCCAGTATAGCACGAATATCCCTTACCATGCTTTCTGAATAATATGATCTTATTCTAAATCCACGTTCACCATTTAATTTTGATCCAACTGGTAATGGAATCATACCAGTTTTCATTAACTTTGGCATATACTTTCTATGACGATTAATTAATTTAGCAGTCTCTGCCACAGTATACGCTCTTTCTCTATTTCTTCTAAAGTCAGTACGCAAACATGTTTCAAGTCTATCTTTAGTTATATTATAAAAAGATACCATGCCAGTAGAACGTGAACTATGATGAAGCCTTACAAGGTCTCCATTAAGAAACCATATTTTTTTATTTCCTTTTATTACAGTTTCGTTATTGTATGCTTGGCTCTGAATGATTCCTTTGCTAGTAACCATTTACCTTCTTCGCTCTCTGTTGGCGGATGAAAAAATTTTCTTAATCCACATATAACACAGTATGTTTCCATATGCTGGGTACTACTGTATTGTCTATCAACAAATACTCTACCCTTGCATTTTTTGCAAGTAATCATTAATTTTTCCTTAGTTTGGTATACCAATAATAATTAAATGTACTGATAAGGATAGGTCTCCTGAAGCACCAAATCTTACGATACCCTCAACCCTTGTTTCTGTAACACTTTTTAAAATAATATTTACATTTTGACCTGCTGGAGTTTGACCAGTATTAACTGGTGTTGCTGAAACAATAGGTGGATACTTGAAATCTTTAAAATCATAGGTAAAAGTTTTTTCGTTTCCTGCTGAAACAGTAGAGTTGTTTGCTACTTCAACCAAGCCACCAACAATTCTTGAATTAGAAGTTTTAACCTCTTTTTTACCTGCGCTGGCTGTATCAATAACAGTATTATTAGTTACCTTAGAAGCAACCTGTGTAGATAAATCGTTTACTGCTTCAACTAATTGATATAAATATGTAACATCAAGAGGTTGCCCTCTTTCTGGTAGTGGTACTTTAGCCATTATTTCCTCCTATTTAAGTATATCATTATATCGTGTGTGGTCCATCTTCATAAACAAGCAAAAATGAAGAATCCCTTGATATTGGATTACCCTTTAAATAAATTTCAGTTGATAGTCTATTTGGTGCAGATCCTTGAATAACTCCATTAATTTTATATGTTGATGGTATTGGAAATGAGATATTTGTTCCATCTATTCTTTGTTTATAGATCCAATCACCACCATCATTTCTATCCCATCTAACCCAAACATCATATTCATGTGCTTGTCTAATAACATTTCCATCTTTAATTATTGTTACAGCATCCCATGCTTGTTGAGCAATACTTCCATTTTTATTAAAAACAATATCTCCAAGAGTATACGTATATCCTGGAGTAATTTGAACTATTGGAGACCACTGAGATTTTCTATTTTTATCGTCTGAAACAATTCTATACCTTACAGAGTAACCCTCAATTTCTGAATTAACTGGTGGCAAGTTTGCTTGAGAAATTTTTATTTTTTTTATACCTGCATCAGCCATTATGAAATCATTCCTCCAGATACATCTACTGAAAACCTAAACTCAATATAATTATTTGTATTTGGATTTTTAAGTATTGTTGATGCATCTGAGGTCTGTATTACTGAATATCCTGTTAATCCATAAAGTGGATTTACTGTTGCAATATTTTCTAATTTTATAGCATCTAATGCTACAAAATAATTATCAGAGGGAACTCCAGCATCAATAACGCAAGCGTATATTTTTACAACATCTACAGCATTCCATGTAAAATTAGGACTTGTAACTAGTTCTTGTAG